CCCGCCGCGTATAGCCATGGGTGATCCTTTCTGAATAATTCCAATTTGTTTTGCTTTTTAGTTTCCATTTTATATGTTCTCCTTATTGTAAAAATATTGTTTCATCTACATATATTGCTTGGTTAGCAGGTACGTTAATTGCTTCACCAGCTGAATTATATGTATAACCAATCTTAATCGCTCCTGTACTAGCTTCAATTTGCATCTGCCCAAAAAGAAATTTCCCCCAGTTAACATACTTAATTACATTCCCTTTTGTCATCAGCGATGATAGTGCTGATATAGTTCCTACGGTGATATAACCGCTTTGAGTAGAAATTGATTGAGGTACGGAGCCTCGAATCCTAATTCCCACAACTTTTCCTTTCAAAATTACATCTACTGTTGTACCTGTCGCTGAATTAGAATTTGTATATCTCTTTTCTATTAAGTCACTTTTTGACCAAGGGTACCATTGGCTGTTGACATAATTACGCACGTAATGCTCCGATATACCATTATCAGTATGTCTATATAATTTTTGAAGCCGGGAGCCTCCTGAGGCAGAAACTTCAATATAGCCATATCCTGATGTGTATGGAGCGTTAGTATCGTTTGTAAAATTCGTCCAATAACATCCGATTACAGTACATTCGTCAAGATCGCCGACAAATGTAGGGTGGTTTAAAGCGGCTGTCCCATCTTTACCCGGTAATCCTTGAGGTCCTTGTGCACCTACCGGTCCTTGCGGTCCTGTAGCCCCTATATCACCTTTGTCACCTTTCGGCCCTTTGATATTGCCGATTAATACTCTTGCCATATTTTTGTCCTCCTTATATTTCGTAGTACAAAGCACCTGTTTCAGAATCATAAGAGAAAACGGGTGCTTCGTCATTGTAATTTGCGTATAAATTACCATCCGCGTCAACTGATAACGTATACATGCCTGAAACAGGTGTTGTAATGCCGCTTTCTCCCGTGTCACCTTTGTCACCTTTTTCACCTTGTATTCCTTGTATACCTTGCTGACCTCTGAATTCATCATTAGTGAGCTTTCTATTAAGCTCTGAAACAGCACTATTCGCACTGTTTACCAAAGCGTTACCCTGCTCGATCAAACGATTAGCAGCATCTTTTTGTCTCATTAATTCAGTTTCAAATCTCTTAACAATGGATGCATTTACATCGTCAACAGAACGCATTACGACAATTTCTAATTCATCATTTTGTGTACTCGATATTTCATCTTTCAACTTTATATGATCGACATTGTTCTTTTTGACTACACTGTATTCGTCATCATGTAATTTCAAACCGTTTATATACACGTTCAAAATATCTAAATCAGGATCAAACATAGGGACGTCAATAAGAAATGTATCTGTAGGAGTTGAAAGTATTCTAAACTTTTTTTTGTACTCTCTTAACACTCCAATTCCGTTTAGGTTTTCTTTGATATTAGAGAACCATCCGTCAATCGCTGATTGCGTTTTGCTGTAATAATCTTCATATGCTTTTTTCCATTGAAGATATAATGTACTTGTATCTACTTTATCAATCAACGCTACTACCCAACCACATACAGCTGTATTGGCTCTTGTATCAGTAATATCAGATTGTTTGATTGAACCTGTTTGTTTCTTAACATAAATTTCAGCTAAACACATCTCTTTTACCGAATCAGTTTTTTCTAGCGCCGGTGGCTCAGGATTTGATTTAGCCTGTCCATGTTTTATGTATATAAACATATCGCGTACATCTTCGGTTTCATCACAACGAATCACGACCCTGTCAATCCGATCATAAACATAATCAGATTGCGGAATTTCTAATACTTCTACAGCTGTATTTTCCATCCAATGCCCGTAGCAGTGAGCAATCCCGGACATTACTTTAATAGTGTCGTTATTATTAGCCATAACCTGAAGTGCATTACCTCGATTGGGAATGACACCATCGCTTATTAAACTCAACAACGGTTTATTAAGTTCGCTGTGTCCGTACCTGCGATCTCCGTTTATTGATGTAAAAAATCCACTTTTAATCACTATCATCACCATCCTTCTCAAAAATAGGATTAATTCTGAATCCGGATTCATCTTCAATAATGTCCGCCTCAACAATTCTTGAATCAAACATCATACCGTACTCATTTTTTATCGTTACGACATCACCGATAAAAAAATCAACTCCGTATAAGAATTGATTTTGAACAATCGCGCCGTCAACTGTTTCACTTTTTACAGATAACGCAGCATTTCCTTTTTCTTTCAGCTGATTAACATACTCGGATGCGGATATTTCGCCGTCATTTGTACTTAACTCACGCGCATCTACAAACTGCTCGCGCCTAGATAACCCCTTCGCCGATCCTACTGTAACTTTAACGCGCTTATTCCCTTCTCCTTCGCCTGCCACAATCGCCACATTTCTTATCGTAGAAAAGTCACAGAAATATTGTGTTGATAGCAAATTATCATATCCTTTTGAAAATGTAATCGGGGATTCAATACCGCTTGAAACACTTCTATCGGTACCCCTGTACAATTCAAATACAAATTTTTTGCTTTCCTCATGAAATAACATCCTGAAACCAATACGATAAGCTTTGCATATTTGGATAATATGTTCTAACAGATTATCGTAAGTACACTGTATTTCAATCGGATCACCAAAATCTTTCAGGGGTCCTAAAGCAATATTAGGTATTTTTCTATTTGCATCACTTGGATTAATGCAATTTTCATTCAAAAGCTTCCTAATATATCCCTCAACGGTTCCTGAATAAACAGTCTGTGACATAATGATTCTGCGGTCTAATATGCTTTCAATATTACGTCCTGTAATAGTTGCGTGACTTCCGTTTTCAACATCAGTCTCTATTTTAACGCTTTCAATAATTCCAAAAAAGTCATCATACTGAATATAATTTTCTATTGCTAAAACATTTTTATCAAATAACGATGCGCTCATATAGATTTCAAAATCACCGCATTCATAATACTTTGGTGCGATTATCACCGATTTAGCTATATCGATGTCACTTATGAATTCTAAGTTTTTGTTAAAAATATAAATATCCATGCCTAAACTCCCTGATATTTATTCGAATGTTCAACAGTCACTTCCATAAATTCGCTGCCATCGTCCGCTAAGCAAGCAAATCTGTTTAATCCTGTGTGGAGTACAAACCAATGAGTATCTGACGAATTAGAACTCCGCGCAAGTTTATTGATGATATTAGATATTTTTCCGTCACGTTTCAGCTTTATAAATTTATTGCCGCTGTTCGTGTTGATATATACTTCATCGCCTACACGCAAAGTGATATTCAACTTCATCATCTTTCGTTCATCAACACTGTATATTTCCGGATTAACAACCGTTCCTATTGCCAAAATTTTAACGATAACACCGGTGTCAACATTACCTGCATTTTCAACAATTCTGACAATATCACTGTTTATTCTTGATACCTCAATAGGATTATTTAATTCTATTGAAAAGGGGAATTCAAATAATTTAGTTATGCGCGAAATATCAGTGATCATTTTCAAAGCATCTTCCCAATATGGCTGTGGACATAATATACTTACTTGAATGACGACGCTCGAACTAAAAGGATTCAAATCAATAGTTTCGACAATTCCCGAAATCGTATAATCTTTATCATCCATCATATATCGCAAGCTTACCTTATGCTTTATTTGAAAATAATCATAAAGTTTGGTTCTGTTAAATTCAATGTCAGCCAACGGTTTAATCGACAGCACTATATTTCTGATGTTTGCGTGCGATCCATTCTCTACGTAAGCATCAGTAGTAGGAATAGATTCTGTATTAACAACAGCATCCATCGCTGCCATTCCTGAAGCTTCTATCGTAGCATAAATTTTTGCATCGTTTATATTTATAGGAGATAATATGCCATTATCGATAAAAAGATCAAACACTATACCTTACCTCCAATCATTCGCAAAGTATTTTTAGTTTGGCGTCGGATTTCCATTCTATCCGTAGCTTTCGGTGATGTAATATATTGGTTGTATATTACCTGCATCCCTGCCTTAGACTCACCAACCGCGCTCTCATTAATAAAATTAACTTTTGCTTTATTTTGTATTTTTCCGCTGACATTTGATAACTTTGATTTCATTTCATTAATTGATATTATATTTTTTTGTAAATTACCGATTTTTTGTTTAAATCCGCTGATTGTATTTTTCACAAAACTATCGCCTATGCTGTCGGTTTTTTTCAGCGAATCTTCTGTTAGACTCGCAATAGAATTAATAGCAACATTTCTGTTGTCATCAACACCTTTTTTAATACCGAACGGTATCCACTTTGATCTTTTGGAAAATGCTTTAGCCGGCGAATTAACTTCTGCTTTTTTATTAAAAGCACTAAGCATACCATCTACAGCATTATTCATCGTTATATTTAGCAGTGGTAAACTTGCCTGGATACCTTTTAATAAGCCGCCCGCAACATATAAACCTGCATCGTACATGTTGTTGTGTTTGGTTTTAATACCTTGAATTGCCTGATTGGCCATTGTGCTGCCAATGTTATAGGCGCTGCTTGAATTTTTAGCAATCCCCTTAACATATTTATCACCTGCGGTTGAACCGGTAGATTCACTACCTGACGATCCTTGTTTTTCACCTTTTACCGCCGATAAACCGATTTGAGTACCCGCCTGATACGCGCTGGAGGTGTAAGCTTTAACTCCGCCGGTATATTGGCTGCCTGTTCTGCGCCCTGCTTCGCTTGCCTTTTGCGGCATTTTGTTCATCTCGGCAGCCATATTATCGTTAATAGCGGTAACCGCTTCTGTCGTTCTGTCTCTTTCAGATAATATCGATTTCTTTATTTCATTTGGCACAGCAATTCCTGCGATACCTGACTTTTCGAGCAAATCGTTGAAATTCGCAAGAGATTCCATTTGTTCGATCGCTTTTTGCGGTGAAAGCTGACCGTTTGCAATCCCTTTACTTATATATTCAGGAACTTGCTCGCCCGCTAAACTTGATTTCTTAAGCAGTTCACCAAAAGAAACCAGTTTATTCATTTTATCAACAGCTTCACTTGGCTGAATAGATCCGTCAGAGATCCCCTTTGCCAAGGCACTTGGAATGGTGATACCGCACTTTTTCGCTTTATCCTCAAGCGAGCGGAATGTAATCAATGATTTCATTTCTTCAACTGATTTCGGAACAGCGTATGAACCTGCTTTTATCCCTTTACTGACAGCTTCGGGAATTTTGACACCCGCCTTTAAACAAGCCTCAGTTAAGGCATTTAGTTTTTCTTGAATTTCGGCTTGATTCAATAACTTCTCGGTATATTCAGAAGTCTCTTTATATTCGCTATTTCGCTCCTCTAACGCTTTTGTATTTTTTTTCAACGCTTCGCTTGTTTCCCTGCACGCTTTTTTGTAAGCCGCTTCTTCTTCAGCATATTCCATAAAATCCTTGCTTCCGTTTTTTTGAGCTTCTGCTCTCTTTTCGGTTGCCTCGGCTAATTTTTCCTCGTTTTCGGCATGTTGTTTTGTGAGTTTTGCATTTTCCACCTCAAGCTTTGCGATGTCTTGCGCGATTGATGTTAGATTTTCTTGTGCCGCTTTCGCCAAAACTAAATCTTTTTGAGCATCGATATTACGTCGAATTGCATCTGTTGACATATTCAACGCATCTTTTTCGGCATCGTATTTAAGATTTAATTCAGGCATGATTTCGTTCAAATCGGAAACCAATTTATTCATTGTTTTCTTTTGAGCCACACTTTTTTTCTCAACATCGTTTAACTGCTTTATTTTTCTAAATAACACATCAGCAGTAGCAACTTGTGTCTCAGCAGATTCTGTAGCATCTTTCCTTGACTCAGCGCTTTCTTTCATAGCATCATTGAGCGCTTCGTGTTCCACAACCAGTTTTTTCGTCGCCTCCACGCTTGCGTATGTTTTTTCATTCGCTTTTCTTGTGGCGGCTGCATAAGCCACCAATCCTACAACCGCCCCTGCAACAAGACCTGCCAACAATCCCCAACCTGTCATTTTCTGCGCAATAGCAAGCGCTTTGGATGCTGCGGTTGCGCCTTTAGTGGCTGCGGTATTAGCTAAAGTTGCGGTCGTATTAGCGACAACGGAAGTTGTTGAAAGTTTCATAAGCGTGGTAGTTATTGCTGTTATGGTATTAGCTGCTTTCTGTGCCACTTTATAAGTTCCCCAAGCTGTCGCAACGCCTAAAACACCGCTCCCCAAAGGTTTTGCGTGCTTAATCATGAAACTGATAGCGTCCTTTAATGGCGGTATAGCTTCTTTTGTGACGCTTTTTAACACAGGCATCAATTCCTTGCCGACCGGATATACCAAATCATTTTGAATATCTCGACCAAGCGCTGAAAATTGACTTCCTAAATCTTGAACGCTGTTTGTTTCGATCGTTTTTAGAGAGTCATTGGTTGTTTTTATATTCCCATTAATATTAGTCAAAGATTTTATAGCATCCTGTCCTAAATCTTCCCACATGGTACCAAACAAATCAACTCCTGCTTGATTCCGTTTTACTTCATCATCTACTTTAAACAAAGCGGTAACAGTCTCTTGCATAGCTTTTTTTGCGCTCTCACCGCCTGCCGCAAAACGATTTCTCATCGTATCTGCGTTTAAACCGATTAATTCAAATCCTTCATTAGTAGATTCCGCCGTATCTTTAACCCTGATGCCGAATTCTTTCATGGCGTCACCCAGTTTATCGACTGAGAATGTGCCTTCTGCCGCCCCGTTTGCTAAAGAATTAAAAAGATCTTCACTGGATAGTCCTAACTGTTTATAATGGATAGAATATTCATTGATCACATCCAACAAATCACCATTTTTATCCAGTCCTTTTTGCGCTCCTTGCGCAATCAGATTGAATGCTTCTTCTCCTGATAAACCAAATTGATCTACCAACATATTAGCAGACCTTATACTCTCGCCGACATCGTAATCGAAAGTGTCGCGCATTAATAATGCGTTCTTCGTCAAATCCTTTATTTTTGTAGGATCAACTTCTTTTGATGTTTGAACAACTGTTGCCATTGAATCTGCAATGTCCGAAATACTTTCTCCGAAATTCTCTGAGTATAACTCCTGCATGACGTTTTTAAAGTTTTTCATTTCTTTAGCGCCGGCACCGGTTTTGTTTTGAAATCTATAGATAGCCTTTTCGTTATCGATAAGTTCTTTACCGAAATCTTTAAATCCACTGATTAATTTTTTAATGCCCTCTGATATTAAATCAGACACCGTGCCTTTTAAGACTGTAAAGCCTTCCTCTAATTCTTTTGCATCACTAGATGCTTTTTTTGCACTGTCACCGACACTTTGAAAGCCATCACTAACATCATCAGAAACATTATCAAGCTGCTTTGATGCAGTTTCGAGATCATCGAGACGACTTTTATAATTGCGCATCTCTTTGGTTGTTTTGTTGACGGTTCCTTGTTGATTGAGAACGGTAATCCTTAACTTTTCTGCAGCTACTTTATTGTTGCGTTGTTCTTTTTCAACATTGTTCAAAGCTTTTTCATACTTTTTGTATTCGTCCGAAGTTTTTGAAACACCCTGTTCAGCTAATTCCTTTAACTTTGATTTTAGTTCCTCGGCTCTTTTCGCGTTTTCTCGTTCCGCCGCTTCTACTTCTTTCAGTTCGCTTTTATGTATCTTTAACTTAGATACCTCATTTTCTAAAACGGTTTGAAGCTGCTTTAACTTAGCTTGCAGACCTTCGGTAGAGTTTTTCCAATCATCCATACCGGCACTTGTTGCTTTAAATTGCGCATTCGCCAGTTTGATATTTCGTCCAATCTCATTAATGCCTTTTTTAAAGTCAGATAGATCGATCTTATAAGAGGTTGTGATATTTTCTTGTTGTGCCATTTTAACACCTCCTAGAACCAATCATCACCGGCTTTTCGCCTTATTATGTTCGGTTCTGTTACATTTTTATTTTTGTTATGTTCACCTAATCTTTTTATCAGAAGAAACACTTCCTTCGCTCGTTTTTCTCTAATGTCAAACGGAGATAACGAAGGAAAATTTTCACACAGAGTTATCTGCATATCAAACAAAATAGAGTAAAGGGAAGCTTCTAGGCTTCCCTCTGATCGTTTTTTTCGTCATCATCCGAATCGGAAATACCATAAATGAGTTGAACGCAATAAGCGACGATGTCCTTAGCTACTTGGAGCAGTTCAATCGTGTTACAACGCTTTAATTCGTCATCTGTGATTCCTTCAAAAATATCTTTTAACATCGGTTTTACATAAGGCAAGGATTTTAAAATTGCTTGTTCCGTCGTATCGCCATCTTCGTTGAAATCAATTTTATCGAGAATATCCTCTACAATGCCGAAGCTGATGAAAGCAGTATCTTCTGTGTACTCTTTCTCAACAACTCTTTTGCCATTGACTTTTTTATGTACTTTAAGTTTCAGTTCCATTTCATTTCTCCTTATTCTGTCGGTGTTTCAGATGTAGACGGTGTTTTAGCAACTAAAATGTCCGGTGTTGTAACCGTAGTGAAGAAATCGGCAACGTCTGCCAAGTCTCTGCCTAAGTCAACATTAACAGCCTTTGCACCTTTTCCGGTTTTCTCGAACTTATGAGTGGTTGAAATGTTTGTATATTTCAATTCCTGACCGTTAGCATCTGTTCCACCATTAATAGTAACGTGTTTTGAATCAGGAACGGCGAACGTGCCTTTTAATCTCCACACATAAACCTCTGCGCCGTTTGTTTTCTTTGTTTTGTATCCTAACGCAAAAGAAACATTCTTTCTTTCTCCCTCAAACAATGCTCCGGTTTCCTCGTCGTAATCTTGTCCTGTTAATCTAGCTAATACATCCAAAGGAATCGCAGAAACAGAGCATGTTATTTCGTCGCTTCCTGCCGATTCAATCGTAATTGATGGTGCATTATCATAATAATGAACATCGCTTGAGCTTGCTGTTGTTTTGGAAATTTCGGCAACTCCCGCAATCGGGAATACTTCGCCTGTCTTATACTCTCCTTGATCATCTACAATCACTTCTGCCGCTACTAAATCTTCTACACCTCTGTATTCGGTTATTTCTTTTTTTTCCATGATTATTAATCCTCCTTATTGTCATTTTGTATAAACAGAACATTAATTCCACGCCCTGTATGAGTTGGTTCATCGCTCAGAACATCATAGCCTTGTCCATCCACAATGAAACCTTCTTTTTTCAGAAATTCCTTTGCTTTCTGCAGCACGGTGTATGTTAATTTCGGATCGCTTGAATAAAAATTCAAATCAAAATCCCACACCGCACTGTGTTCATGGTTGTCATAAAACGATTCGTCATAAGAATTGTTGTTCCAAAAAGTAAAAAAGCTTTCCGGATATTTTTCGCTTTCACCAAGCGACCCCTGTCGACGTACCGGATAACCAAGTGGCTCTAAAGTTTTAATCAATTGTTCAACCATTTTAACCGCCTGCCTTCCTGATTGCGTCGTAGAATGCATCTTCTTGAATTTCTTTTATTTCTTGTTTTGTTTTTTTGCCGTAAAGTGCAGCATATAGTTTTGGATCCTTTTTCGTTCTAGGTGTTCCATACAACAAAAAAATGGAAGGTAATCCACCTTTTGAAATATCGAAACCGACATTTACCTTTGCCGCTGAACCGGACCAGTTTATTTCAGCATCTTTCTTTAATGAACTTTCAGTAACACCGGTTTGCTTGTGCGGTTTAATTGCTTTTTTTAGCTTTTCAGTGACATGTGAGTGTGTGTCCCTCAAAGCTTTTTCGGTTACTTTTTTAACATCACACTCTAATTCATTCAACCGAGCAATTACTTCGTCAAAGCCATCAATTTCAACATTAAATTTCGACATTACGCTTTTCCTCCAAGCCTTTTCACCTTAAATTTTAGAAATTGATTTCTCATTTCAATATTTTCAGGCGTTCCGACAATTTCATAAATACGCCCGCTATCAAGTAAAGCGATTCCGCATTCTGCAAGAATATCGGGTCTGAACCAAGTTTCAATAACTGCCGTATCCTCAACACTGTATAAGCCGTTTGTAACTTTTTCTGTACCACCGAACGTTTTGAAGCTTCCGTAAAAAATCAAATCTGCAGAAACATCTTCTTGGTTTGGATATATTTTTTTATTTGTACCTAAAATGTTTTCCCACTTAGGTATCAATATTTTCATAGGAATATTAAAAATTGATGTAGGTCTGTACATTTAAGTTCTCCATTTCCAACAAACAAAGACAGGTTATTACACCTGTCCGTCTGTTTGTTCTTTTTTTGATGCAAGTTGTATAGCTCTTTGTATAAAATACGGCGATAAAGAAGTACATCCGCTGCCATAATTCCATAAATCAACAACGCCTTGAGTAATAATGCCTATTGAAGATTCTGATTCTACGATATTCCTTGATACACCTGCGTCGAGTAGAAATTGTTTAACCTCTGCAATATACCCCTTGACAGTCTCGTCATGATAACTTCCTGTGATACCGATATTTGCCTTGATTTTTTCAAGCATATTGATTATTTAGCTGCTCTTGCGGGTGCTGTACCTGCTTTCTTAATGAGGAAGCACCCGGAAGCATCAATAATCTTTCCGTCGATAATCGTTAATCCCTTATTGACCCATTCGTTACGATTATCGTCAAAATAACGCTTTATTCCAAATTGGTAATTGGAATTTAGCCCATAATCGTATGGCGTCCAAAAGATTCCTATAATATCGCCGATTTCTGCAGTATCAAAATCAGCAATAATATCCGGTTCAACAAGATCTACATGACGACCAAAAAATGAACCGCCATCATTTCCGATTGATAAATCAGCAGCTTCTTTAAAGATAGGACGATCATTTTTGTCTTTCATTGTAGATAGATAACTTTCTACAGTTGATGACGGGAATATAAATTCACCTTGACCACGCTTTTCCAACGGCACTTTCGCAAACAACTTCTTTCTCCACGCTGTCCAATCACTGATTTCTGTCTCATCAAGTTCAACAACATTCGTAACACGTTGGTCTTTGGTGATGCCTAGCGGTTGTTTGATGCCGGTTCCGTGTATGATTGCTAAATCCATCCCCTTCACATAAGCTTTAACCATAGCCTCAGTAATTTCACTTTCAAACACCGACAAGGATACAATATGTGCAATCAAAGATCGTGCAATTTTAATTTCACCGAGCTGATAACTGAATGAAATATATTCATTAATCTTACCTGCTTTTTGGTTATCAGAAACTTCTGTTTCTCCTACCCAATTAAGTGTCACTTCTAAATCAGAAATAGGAAACTCAACCCCGCCCGGAACATCCAGTTTGCGAACTTTGGAATAGATATGCCCGTATACTTTATTTACCTTTTTGATAAATTCATTCATAATTGTTTTAGGAATGATTGCACCAATATCTGCCGTTACTGTAACACTGGCATCTCTTTTAGTTTTAAATTCGGACGGAATAGGTGTACCGGTTTGTACATAAGCCTTGAACGCTTTACGATATTCAAGTGTCGCGTAAGGTTCTTCATCGTCTCTTAATTCATCAGCGCCTTGTACAAATGTTGCCAACGGATTAAAACCACGCTGTTCATCAGGGTTCAGCGGCAATCCACTTCCACCATTAATTTCAGCTACTTCAATACTGCGCAGCTGTTCTTTTGCTTCTTTAATTTCTGCTTCAACTTCAGATAAAGTGTCGCCAAGTGAACGCACCTCATCAGCTGTGTTAGCCGCTTCGATTGATCCGCGCAGCTCCTTCGCTCTCTTTTCTTTTTTTTCAATCAAGTTTTGTAAATACTTTTTCATTTGTCTTGTCCTCCTTAAAATAAGTATTTTGCTTTCAACTTAGCTAAATCTAAATCGTTTTTTGTTTTTGTAGCCCTTGCATGATCCAACGCCATTTGATTACTTTCTGAGTCAGATCGTGCATGTATGGATGTGCTTGCATACGCCGGATAATTAACTGCACTAACCTCTTGTACAAAACCGATTTTAGTAATGCGCCGTTTCGGATAGTCCGTGTCCAAATCCGTCCATTCATCCGCATCAACCCGAAATAAAAAGGACATTCCATCAACGTCCCCATCTTGTATCGCAATGTATAAATCATTTGCATCCGATCTTTCGCGATTAACACTTGCGATCATATGTACTCCGTCTGATTCAATAGTGAATTTCAGCTTGCCGGTCCGTGTCCTCGCGAGTGGCTTGGTGTTTAGATCGTGGTTATAAAAAAAAGCAGCATCTTTCAATGCGCTTTCGCTAATTGCGCCGCGTGCAATCGTTTCTTCAAACATGCCACATATGTCGGTCGGCTGTTCAAATACTATCGGTACACCTGTGATATTTCCTTCGTTATCGACGCTATATTCACCAAAGGAACGAGACACCATCACATCCGTGCTAGGCTTCTTGAATTTTGTCATCTTTATCACCTCCTTCCGATAAATCGCTTTTCGCGCCATCTGCGTTTTTGAATTGATATTCTTTCGCGATGCTAACGTCTACATAATTAAGCGATTGTAAACGAATGCCTTCCAATTCCGGTAAAGGCGGGAACCCAAAAGTAGTACGTTTTTCGTTTTCGAGTAAATCTCCTGCGTCTCCTAATAAACGAACCATTTCCAATTTTTCTTGGAAAGTCATAAATACCAATTCACTCGCATAAAAAATAACTTCATTACCCATTTGCTTTTCCCGATCTGTAAACAGTGTCTTAGTAAAAGCCTGTGATAATGCAATAATAATCGGCTCTAGCGCTTTTTGATAGAAAGCTTCATACTGTTGTTTTGTATAATCTCCGTTAAGAATAGCTGTCGATATTCCGTAATGCCGTAAAATTTTACTATCGATGAATTTCAGTGTAGCTTCATCAACAATTTTTAAATCTCTTTTAACAGGAATGAATTCGCCCTTGAGATCCAAACCTAAAAGACCGCTTTCATTATTTTGCAAACGTTTTTGAAAATCTAATAGATTTTGCGCCATAGAACCATCGTCAAGTATTGTGTTATACTTTACCGCGCCGTTTATCGCATACGATGCTTTCATCGCTGACGAAATTCCTTTTAACAAAGTATCATTGAGTTGCAAAGTCTTTAATAATGCATCGTTATTCGGCTGCCCTGTCTCATCGCCGCCCATAAACTCGTTACGATGGTATCTCAACTTAATATGGATGACATCTGTAATCCACAGAGTCGAATTGTATCCATTTGCAAAAGTGAATTTAACGGCCATTCTGCCGCTGTTTTTGTCTTGCAGAAATTCAACCTGCGATGGCTGAATAGGATATAACCCTGTTAATGTCCTCGAAACTCCGGACTCTCCTTCAACAATTTTCCATGTAGGTATAACAAAACTGTTGTAATTAGAATATAGCTGATACCCGATTTTTCCCAAGAAATCACTCAATGTCATGTGTTCATTTGGATTTCTAAGCACTCTTTCTACATCATCATACACTGTGGTTGAATCTCTCCCGGACTTCCTAACGTGATGTGGATTCAATTTCTGCAATTCCGTGACTATACACCCTATCGCCTGTTCAACTACATCTGATGCGTATATGTCATTGCCGAATTGAGAAAAAATGGGCATATACCCATTTAATGCAGGAGCATATTTATAGCTGTCTTTGTTCTTTCTTTTTCCTGTGAACCAATCTAATAACCCCAAGCGTCTCACCTCCTTTATTTAAAAACTTCGTTTCTAAATCTTTTATACGTGGCGTACAAAATAATCAATGTTACAGCGCCGTCAATGCGCTTTGATCTTTTGTTTCCGGGTTTCACCGGCATACAATTTCCTAAGTTATCCACTTCAATTGCGCAATTACCCAAACACCACAGATCCATTTCGTTATTGTTTTGATTTATTAAACGATCTTTCAAATCTGCTTCAACCAATTTCATAGGAGAACTCATAACGTATCTGTTTTGATTGATCATTTCGCAATCAAAACCATAATCATCCATCCTCTTCAAAAATTCTTTTGAAAACCTTTGATCATAACCGCATTTATAAATTCTTAGTCCGTAATCTCTATACAACTCATAAAACCAATCAGCCACTTTCGTGAGATCAACGTCGTTTCCTTCGTGAATTCGCAAGATTCCTTGTTTTGACCACTCCACATATTTTGCACCTGCTTCTATATCATCAACTTTATCTAACTTACTTTCAGGAATAAAATACATAGAGTAGATGTATTTAGTTTTATCTCCCGGTTTCATCAGCATAATTTTTGCACATGTCAAATCAGTTGTTTCAGCTAAATCAACTGCCCCTAAGCATAACGAATCTTTGAAATCTTCAATATCAAACACCGCTTCGTATCTGTAGTCTGAATCCATAAGCCATGCCTGTGCATTATTTTGTTTGATATTAAAATCTTTGCATAACACATGTACTTTTGTAGATTTTTGATACTTTGCTTTATTGGCGTTGCCTCGCAGGTAACTCCATTTTTTTATAGTCCCTAATGATGGATTAGACTTATACCACGATTGTTCGTCCTGCCAAATTTCTGCCTCGCTGTCTTGCGTATAAAGCCATGGCAGAAATGTATCATCGTCAATTTCATCATTCAAGACCTGCCTAGCGTAAATTAATTTATTATCCAAATAACCATCATTCACGAATCCTTCGGTCGTTAGATTAATAAAAAGAGGTTCATCTTTAACAGCCATTGATTGCCAACATGCCATCGCTATTTCATCATCTTTAGCATCATGGCTTTCATCGTTGTATGTCTTGTCGATGTTACGACCATCTTTATTTTGCGTTTTTGCGCTCATCTTGAAAATTTTCGTATCGTTTTCGATATTACGAATCTCAGACATATTCTTGTGGGTGTATCTACTTTTAGGATCAATACGCTTACGCATCCCGTCTATCTCATTCCATATCAGCGATGCTTGCTTATCGTCGTTAGAACAACATACAATATCCATTCCACCATCACCGATGCGCAGATCGGTATGTGCATCAGCTGCCAATAAAGTCGTTTTTCCGTTTTTTCTCGCAATCAACAAGAGAATGTCTTTGAAACGTCTTATCCATCTGCCAAGCTCTGTATCATACTTTTTGAAAGAATACATTGCTTCGATAAAAGCTTTTTCCCACAGTAATAACTCCATTGGTTTCATATAAAACGGCTTTTTGCTTTGCAGACAAAGATTTTCCATAAATTTAATTCTTATATGTGCTTCTTTTGGATCATAGATATATGTACTGTCTTTTAGATCGAATATTAGTTTATCCAACTCTTGAATCATTTCTGCCCCGGCAATAATTTCACCGTTTTTTATCTCGTTTCGATATTGTACTAGAAAATAATCATCCGTTACCATTTTGAATTTTCTTCATAAATTCAGCCACAGGATCTACGTCAGTGCTGTTTCCATTTTGAAGCAGCGGACGCAACATTTTAACGATTCCAGTATAACTTTGCATTAATTCCTTATATTGATTACAAGCAGAAGTAGTGCGCTGTTGATCGACATTATAGGGATTCACCGATATAAAAGGATACTTTTTAAGTTCTGTTAAGTGTTTTTCTAAAAAAGCAATCTCTTCCAACATCGGATTAATAAA